AGTACACCAGACTCTGTGAATACACCTGTTGGTAGTTCTAGTGGAACTCTACGAATACCTTGTGGATTAGCAGAGCGCATAATTGCATCTGGTCCCAAAGCAAGTTCTTGTACATCTTGTGGAATAGCAATAGGTGCTTGAATAGATTTCTCAGCAGCCTGAATCTGCAATACTGCAAAACGAGCACGGGCTAGTTGGACAGCTAAGATGTCATCAAATTGACCACGAGCCTCACCATCTAGTGATGATCGTAATGCTACATTTGCTAGACACTTACCTACTGGGTTAGGTATATTTGCTAATATTAAATTCTGGCGTTCTGGTAAAAATATTAGATCTTGATCTTTGTCGTGGTAACGAACCAAAGATACTGCAGGAGATCCTTGTTGCCATCTGTTATTAGGTAAGATCTGAGATGCGTACTCTGGGTATTGTGCTGCTAATGTCTCAGCATCTGTAGATACAACCTGTACTAAAGATACAGTTCTACCAAAACGATCTAGTTCAGGATATACACCAAATGGATTAAGCAAACGGATACGAGGATTGTTTGTCTCGTAATCCATCTCAATCATTGCTGGCAACATACCGTAGGTATTAAACCAGTCAGCACCTTGGTACATCTGGATCTGTAGATCAGATGAGGTTACATAGTAGTTAGCAATACGAGTTCTCATATCAGCAGCACGGCGCTGTGTATCAGATACCATATTGGTTGCAGAGCAGTTAAAGGATGGCAGTGGTGCCATTACCTCTGCTAAGTCACGGGCTGCTACATCTACGAAGTTAGCGACTAATGGCTTTGGATAATCCTCGGAGAACATAGATGGATATACTTTAGATATATCACCTTGGCGCACTGATAGAACATCTCGCATACGTTGATCTCTAGCAGAGTATCTAGTTTGTATACGAGCTGCTTTCGCAACTACCTCTTTAGGTGTTAACAACTTTTCTCCTTAGATAAATGTTTTATCTTTTTGTAATAGTAGTTCATCAATATTTATGACTACCCGCTTAGCCTTTTCTCTATTGGATAGAAATGGATTCTTTAGATGATGGTGTTGGTATTGACCATAGTTGATCATCTCTCTTGCCCTGATCTCGCAGAACCAAAGCGCCATTACCATATCGGTCTTACCCTTAGTAGTAGGTGACCAAGTTATCAACTGCTCTATTAGAGCCTTGACATTCTCAGTTTGATCACTAGGCAAATGAATCAGATTATCTCTGTGGTGTTTGCCATCTGCTTGCTTTGTTCCAAACAGTGTGGACATAGATGCCACACCGAATCCTGAGTCCCACTTATTATTACCAGTATGATGCTCACGGAGTACAACTCCACGAGTTGCAAGATGTTGGCGTATACCCTCATCCTGCGTTAGGAAAGATTGGAAAGCGTTACGCTCTACGATCCACTCACTAGGTTTATATAGATCGGTCCAGTCAAATATTAACTGGCGGATCTGTGCTGGAGTCGGCCTTGTAATCTTGATAGCATCAACAATATAACGCTTATGGGTAGCACGATCAACAGCATAACAAACAGCAGCAGTGTCCCCAACCATTGCAGGATCAAGACCGCAAATATAAGTAAAGCCTTGAGTATCTTTAGGATGACCTGGATAGCCTGGATTTAAACCACCACTCTTTCGCATACCATCAATAGATCCTCTAACACATACTGGATCAAAGACTGCATCATCTGATATATCTTGTTGCTGATAGATGAGCGCCCAAGTAGAGGCATCCATAGATTGACGTTCATTAAATAAGTTTCTACCAGACCAGCGAGGATATAATCCATTAGGTAGTTTATCTGTTTCCTCTTGACCATCAAATGGTTGATCAGAGGCAGGCCATAAGGTAGTTCACTTATCGGGATCCTCATTAGCATCTAACAGGGCTGGCATTGCTAGATAGGTCCAAGGTACTAGGCCACCTGGATATCTATCAGAGTTGCGTAGCTCTTTGTATAAATCAACAGATGCTACACGGGTACCAATAATAATTAACTTACCGGTAGGGTTAAGACGAGATCTAACATCTTGGGTTAACCACTTGATCTGTCGTTCAAAGTCATTTGCATTGGATAAAGTAACAGCATCATCTACGATGATCATATCTGCTCTTTTACCGTAGATCTGACCGCCAATACCAACTGCTTCTATATTGGGATCCTTCTCACTGGATTCACGCAACTCATCACCGAAGGTAACTCTGGTTGCTTGCCAGGAGGCAGATTTAGATTTAAACCCTACCCCTGCAGCGTAGGCTGTCTGTAGATCCTCATACATAGGGTGAGTTAATCTTTGCTTAATGGCGTATAGGAAATCACCAGCTAAGCGTTGAGTCTGGGAAACTATTAAAACTCTAAAGTTTGGGTTCTGGCATAGTAGCCAGGTTACGTAGTCAACTGTAATGGTAATTGACTTAGCGTGGTTAGGAGGTATGTTTAAAAGTATGCGGTTATTATTAAGGCCACGCTCATACTTCATATTGGGATGAAGCCAGGATGGATCTCTTCCCTCTATTACATCAACTAGATTTTGTTGATGGGGGAAGGTAGCATTATGAAGGAAGCGTTGCCGAAACTCTGCGAAGGTAAGATCGTGAACATCACTAGAGGCGAAGGATTTATCTCTCAGACCTAACCTAGTTCTATCCATCTTATCTGCAAAGACCTTGTCGGTCCTGCGGTAGTACTCGTAAGTCTTAATAGATTTGCCGGCTGAGGCGCAGGCTTGCTCTATTGTCATACCTTCAGCTACACAACCTAAGATAATTCTTTTTGCTATGTCTGCTGAGTTCTCAGCCATCTAATTCCCTCTGTGGATAAAGCTGTGGATAAGTGCCGTAATTGAAATCTTTTGATTTTCTACTGGGCAAGGTATTGCCTCAACACAAACCTAAAGGTTTGCTACTAGGCAGAATATGATACTGGAGATAATATTACACTACACCTGCCGCTTTGCGTATGCTGTCCGGTAACTCCCGAAGGAGCCACAGCGACTGAGGGGTAAACCTCGTCTTGCCCTTAGGGGGCTTCGCCGAGGTTTCACCGAGGCGAGGTGGTCGTAAAACTCATCACTGCCCGTTTTACTCCCCTACTATATATAAGGCGGGAAATATAACGCATTTCCCGTTTTTTGGTAAAAAATCTTTATTTTTGTGACTAACCTCACAAACAAAGTATATCAAATCGGACATTACGGACATATACGGGTAGCTTTACTTTAGTCAAAATATTTATTTGGGGAGTACAGTACAGGTCCGCCCTGATTTAAGCAACAGGGGGTCTGTTTTGTTGAGCAGGGCAGGGCAGGGCGGGCGGTGTTGGTGGCGTATCGGTATCACTTGCCCGCTTATTGGTAAGAATTGGCCGGTGTTTATTGTAAACCGGTGGGCGTACTAACTAATCGGCATAATAGGGGATCCTCACCCATCAATTACCGGCAGCTATCTCCTAACCGTTAGGCCTAGCCCTATGAGCTCACCGATACCAGGATCCACACCGGCCTATCGGATCACCGGCCTACCAGATCCGACACGCCTAGCCGCCTATAGTTGACGGTATACGGTAGATTACGGTATAAATATCCTAGTGAGCGATAGCTCACCAATTACGGAAGGATAAAGTAATGAGCAGATCTAAGCAATATATCCGCCTAGTAGATAGCGCCACCGGTGAGCTATTGGTTAGCGCAGAATTAACACCGGCGGCCACTAAGCGGATCATTAAAGAGTACGCCCGATTCGGTTATGAATTGATGGTGGCCTAATGCCTAGCCAATTAACGGCCGACGGGATAACTTTATTATGTGATAAGTGTGATCAATATCCGGCCCGTTATTATGTGAGCGGCCTAACCTATTTATCACTTTATGATGGCCTATGCTCTAAGTGTTGCCAGGAATATCTGCTATCTATCGGCGACACCGTCGGCGCAGCTAAGTTTACCGGCCAATAGTGGCAGCTTATCGCCTATCGTGTGATACGGTAGGCGGTGGGATCTCACTAAGGGATCACCTAACGGGAAGGATATACCAATGAATAAGCAACACCTAACGGCGGCGCTTAATGAGATAACCGTCGCTAATCTAACTAATGGATCACTGTCGGATCTATGGTCTAAGCTGCCCGATTACGTCGCCGGCCCTAAGTGGGTGGGTGAGATAGCCGACGCAGCTAGCCAATGGCAAGGATACGTCTATGATGACGTAGATTATCAATTAGACCGATTAACCGATTACGTCGGCGAATTGGCCGATAGTGAAATCCAGGATTATCACTCTAATATCAATAAGCGTGTGCAAGAGTTAAGCCTATGGGCTTATTCGGAGATAGATCAAGACGTCGCCGAATCATTCGGCGGATATTCTAATGATGAGGATCGTACTATTACCGGCCTAAACTCTCTCTACTTATACGCAGCTATGAGATCACTATTCTATGCGGTAATAGATTACGCCTATGAGCGGGCGGAAGAGTTAGAGAGTGAGCTTACCAATGCGTAAACCTATCTATTACCAGATCCGCCTAACGGTTAGGTGTTTATTTTGGTTAGGTGTTGCCGGTTTATTCTGGTTAGTTAGTACCCGCTTATGGTGGCAAGATAGCGGCGGGTATTGTATCGGTGATCTAATTAGCTGCGGGTAATTGGTGGCATATTATCGCCGCCGGCCTATGATCCGGCGGCGGTAATCTCCTACCAATAAAGGGTTAGCTGGCAAATCGCCGGCTAATAGGTAAGAGAGTGAGAGAGAGGGCAAAAGATGGGCTATGAGTGGCAATTACTAGGCAATTATGGCGCAGGGTGGGATCTACTTACCGCTGCCGATAGTAGGAGAGAGATCTCTCAATTAGAGAGAGATTACCGATTAAATGAGCCAGGGATACCGCTTAAAATAAAGAGAGTAAGGGAGAGAGTAAGCTAATGATCGGAGAAAATAAGCAAGAGATAGCAACACAATTAAATGATCTAATTTATAGCGGCGGAGAGTTTACCGTTGACGATATTCTAGACTTAGTGGGAGATGGTGATCCTTTTGAGTATCTCTAAAATAGATCTATTAGTTAGTAGGGAGGGCAACGGCGTGTTAGGTAATTTTTACCGAATAAGCGCATATGAGGGCG